ATGGCAACATTCTCCATCCAAGCATAAACTTGTATAGTAACAGGTTCAACAACGGAGCTAGAAGAGGCAAGAGACACAACAGTGTCAAAATTAAGAATTCCAATCTCGGCCCCGGCAGCAGATGTCAGATCGATCCAAAGATGAGGTTTTATAAAAGGACAGATCAAATGAACAGCCGAATTAGTCGCAGGGTCCAAAACCCCATGAGGTAAATTAGAATGTTGTCTATAATCACCATCATCAGACATAACAATTCCATTTCTAGGTTCATAGGATGCCAGAATCCTTCCATAATGGAAGGGTGTACCATTAACCTGTATCTCCAGATGGAGATCACCTCGAAGGAATTTAAAACCCACAAGTTTCTCACCCATAGTTAAATCATTGAGGAAAAGGGTCCAAGGGTCAATATGTAAATTGATATCAGTCGTCCACTGTGTAGTATAAATGTTAACAGGACGAGAGAAAAACTCTGAAAAAGACCCAGTTACGGGCACAGGAGCAAATTCATCCATAGCGGAAGCTGGTTCGGCAAAGCCTTTTTGATGTGGAGCTTCCGTGTGGAAAGTTGTAACGTCGGGCTGCATAGGAGGAGTAGATAATTCAGTTTCCTCCGTCTGCACGACGGTTGTTGGCACGTTTTCTGTAGCAGACGTGCCACCACTTTTGTTATTGGTGTTATCAGTACGTCAGTTTATTTTTCTCAGAGTACCAAGTTTGACGTAAACAAGGCCTCTCAGTCGCATTTTCTAGTTATGGTCTCTCCCCCCGTAATGAAATGCGACAGTAAAACACTACGGTTTCGAAAGGTGTGATCGAGACCAAACTAAATTACCGGTTTGCTCATCCAGCTCGGGATATGTATTACGGGAATAATAGAGTTCACGTAAGTAAACTCTGTCAAAACCCAATCTTTGAGCTAAATTTTCACCAGACCGGTCAACTGGTGCATAGTACGACTTATAACGCTCTAACACTTCAGCACGTAACGGAAAGTAAGAGCCCCATGGTCGTTCACCGTAAACACATGACATAGCATAATGCATATGACTTGTGTAACGGTAGTAAGTAGAATCAGGATGATACGCAAGATATTCGGCTGCCTCCTCGCATCTATCTAGCATTGCATCATATTCTGATTTAGTGTCGTCACCAGTCCAATAATTAAGTTGTCGTAAAATAGAACTGATAGCGAGAGGTGCGTAGACTTGACCGCCCACAACACGGAAACTACGTTTCAAGTATTCCCAACTTTCAACAGGGAAAGAGTCTGGAATCACATCACTTTTAGTAGGTGAGGTTATAATAAGATTCAATTTTGCTCCCTCTCGAATTAAAAATCGTAAGTTAAAACGTTGTTCATTAGTTGATAACATTCCATCATCTCCATACTTGTCGTTAACACAAAGTTGAGAGAATGTATCAATACCAGTAGCATAATCAGGTTCAATGCCGTTCTCCTCTTGAAACCTATGCC